CGTATTTTTTTCACACCGTTTGCAGAGATTCCCCGTCTCCGGCACCCTTGTTTCCTCCTTTACCGCCGATATAGACTCATCATCATCATCTATCCGCGAAATGCTCCCGGGATGGTAGACAAAGGGCTTGTTACGTGCCTCTGGGTTCATCGCCATCAACGCCACGCAGTTAAACGTCGCCATAAGTGGGTCGATCTTTCCGGTGCCGCTGGCCTGCTTTGTGATTGAAATAGCGTTCCCCTTCAGCTCTACCTTTGCATTCCCGACGCACCATGTCATAAGAGCCTGCCCGCCGTGGATTAGCGTCTTTTCGGCCACTTTGCGTTCTGTGGTCTTTATCGCACCATTAAGACGCCACCCCTGCGGGATACCGACAATGCGGTCATGTTCCAACGCCCCTTCCCCTTTTTCATCGCCTGTTTCAATTTCATCGACTATGGCCCCGATGCCCGCCTGATCCACACCGATCCGGTCAAGCAGCCCCGCAGCTTCGCATTTTCTTACAATGTCTCCGGCCTCTTTTATGTCCTGCCCAATCTCTTTGACGATGATCAGGTCACCGTCTTTCTCAAAATCTCGGTATTTCGGAGCCTCAGATTTCCGCCGCCCAATCGCTATCGGATTGCACCATGCCTGAGTCCAGAGCAGCCAGTTCCCGTTTTCTGAATCTCTCCCCAAGACAGCCAAACCCAAAAGATCATCAAGCCCCCCCCCGTCAATGCCGATCACCACCACCTCAGACCGTTCAAGGATCACATCGAGCGTCACTGTTCCCGCAGCCTCTTCCCAAAAGTCCGCACCCGCCCACCGCTGGGATCTCAGAGAAAGCCCCATTTCGACATTCAGGTGCTTGGCAAGAAAGCCCTGCATGGATTCATCACCGGCTTCTTCCGCCTTCTTGAATTCTCTTAGAATGAACTCTTCATCGACCGACGCCCCCAGGTTCGGGTTCGTCACATAGAACATCTTCGGGTCCAGGTGCTTTTTCTCTTTCAATATCGCTTCGGGAAACTCATAAATCACCGGCAGGAACTTATTGTCGTCGATTCTTCCGTCTCGGACGCCCCGCGCATAGTCAAGTTTCTGCTTAAAGACTCCCGCCGGGGCCTCGTCGCTCTGAGTAGACAGCCAGATAACGAACCCCTCCGGCCTCGAGGCCAGCCCTCCGCAAGCCTCGCGGAGCATGTTTTCTGCGTTCGGGCGCTTCCCCATAAGCCACGCCTCGTCAATCAGGATTCCCGTTGCCTTCTTCCCGCCGACGGTTTCATTGTCCGCAGCCACAACCTTCAGGGTGGCGCCTGTGGTCCTATGTGTGATTTGTCTGTAATGCTCCTGAACCAGGAATAAATCGGACAGTTCCTCATCAACCCGGACCATATCGCGGGCAGGGATAAAGGAGTTCTGGGCGATCTCCACCGTAGGGGCCAGGATAAGAAACTCAGCGGAGTCGCGCCAATTTCTCACAAGCGCCGTAAGCATCACGCCCGCCGCTGTGCTGGACTTGCTGTTCTTCTTGCTAATAAGCAGGAAATATTCAGATATGAGCCGCCGTCCCGTCTCGGAATCGTATGAACCGAAGATAGACGCCACGAAGTCAAACACCCATTGACGCCCAACCTCGCCATAGGTCGGTCTATTCAGCACGTCCACAAGCCTCAATTCCTTGAACACAGCCAGGGCATCATCGGCCTCCTGTGGAAATAGCGGCGGCGGGATCAGTGATTCACCCTTCAAGACACGGGATTCCCAGTCGGGGCATGAGGTGGACCAGGTCATGTTTCCCCCAACAACATCAATGCTTTCCGTAAACATTCCCCACAAACAATAACCGACTGGCTGTCGTAATCTTGCTAACCGCTCTAATTTTCATACGTTCGGTAACCAGCTCCATGTCTTTCTCCTTTCATTTCCCCACCACCTTCAACACCGGCGGCGCACTCGGGGCGAACTTGCCGCTGCCCGCCTTGGCCGCCCTGTCCGCCTTCTCGTCTTTCTTGCCCTTCTTCTCTTCCGCGCCCTTGAAAACGATCTCCGCTGCCCTGATCCTCAAGGAAATCTCCACGTTGGAATCATTCCACACGCCCCGCAGGAAGTCATAAGCGTCAAGGTCCGTCTTATTCACATCCGGCGGTTCATCACCCTTGATCTCCGCCTCCAACTCCGCGCCCAGTTTATCCATGTGCTTCTTTTCCGTCACGGACAATGCTCCCCCCTGCCCGATCCGCTGTAAATAGTCCTGATAGATTTTCGCCTTTGCGCGGGTGCCGAAGGAAAGCATCGCCTTGATCTTGTCCGCCTCCTCCTTCGCGGCAAGCTCGGCCTCTGCTCGCCGCGATCCTTTCCGGGGCTTCGTGTCCTTACTCCCCTTTTTCCGTCCGGCCCCCCTGCGATAACCACCTGATGCCATGTTATGCCTCCTTTGGAGCGTCCGGGTCGGCGCTACCCCGCCGCTGTGAATCCTGGTCGGATTCCATCGCTTGCTTCGGACGCTTAATTCCCTTATACATTCCAGCCCCACGCCTTTCGATTTCAGAAAAGGGCAATATCGGGACGGTCAATCTGTCTTTTGCTGTTGGTTCTAGGAAATAAATATAACGGAGTTGAAAGCCATCTTTCGGTTTCCAACCGGCCTCTTTAAAAATTTTCATAGAGCTTGCGCCAGTTTCAAGTATGTGATTTCCTTTTGTTGCTGTCGTTCTACTTAGCACGTTTCTTGCCTGCTGCTGCTGCTGCTGCTTACTCCGCCCATCTGTCAGACTCGTTCGGGAGAAAACAAGCGCGGGCCGCGCTTGTTCCTTTGCGCCTCCGATTCCGGGCCGGATGCTGGTATCGTTGAAGGTCTCCCCTGTTGGTGCCTCCCATATCTGATTGTTGACTTTCAGCCCCGTCAAATAAAAACCACTCGCTCGGTAAATTGTCCCGTCGCCGCATTGCGTACCGTCGGCAAACGATATTATCCACTTCATCCACGGATATGTCTTTTTGATAAACCGCATGGCGTACGCTATCGCTCGGCTTTCACCGTTCCGGGGCAGCCAGTCGGCAAAGGCGAGGCGGTTCAATTCAAGAAACTCATTCCAGAGCGTGCCGGAGACGAGGCCGACAATTTTCCGTTTGTCAAGCGACGGCCCAAACTGCATGGCCCCGCCGCACCTGTCGCCCATAAAAACGCCCAAATGAAGCTGCGAATTGTTCACAACCTTGCCGGAATAGTGAAGCTGCTTTATAATCCGGTTCGCATCCTTTGAGCTTATCGGCTTGACTATGATATTTTTCGCATCACCCACGGTTGAACCTCTCCGCGATAAAGGCAAGGGCGTTGCCGTTGCTGTTCTCGTTGACGGCGCTTTGTGCGCCGCCCTCCCCCTTCGCCTTCGATATGGCCGCGTTCAATTCCTCGGCCTGTGTGTCGTGTAGGGTAAACGTCATCTGGATAAAAGGGGCGCGGTCTCCGTCTTTTAGGGCCGGGGCGTCTATTCCGTCAACCGCCTTCAGCCAGTCCTCTGGCAGGTCAACCCCCCATTCGACCAGCGGCAGGTCCGACCAGTTATTTGCGAGTGCATCCATGTCCCAGGCACCCTGTTGGGTATTATCCCGGATCGTGATTTCCCTTTCCTTCTCCTCCGTTATCCCTTCCATGAGGTATGTCGGAGCCTCTTTAAGCCCCGCCGCCTTCGCTGCTTCATATCGCTGGTTCCCGGCGATAATGACAAGGCTTCCCGTCCGGTTTGACAGGATCAATGGCCGAGACTCAAAGAATTTCGGGTTTTCCTTGATAGAGGCGACAAGGTTTTGAAATTGCTTGTCCCGGATGATCCGGGGATTGCCTTCTAATTTTTTAAGCGTTGACAACTTGCGATATTCCATCACCACCCCCCGTGAATGAAAAAACATACCCTTTGCATCGGCCCTGCCGTTTCTCCATTGCCCTGTAAATACTTGTGAAACTAATTTCCAGCACCTTGGCCGCTTCCATTGCCGAACGAAAGATTGAAATTACTTCACCATCCTTGCTGGCCTTGATGCACCTTCCCTTGGCAAACATCGTTTTTCTTCTCGTTATGTTTGCCTTTTCTGTCGCCCCCGGGCTTTGCGGTATCCCGTATTTCGGGTTATTCGCGCCCTTGACATCATGGTGAGATTCGATCATTTTCTGAATCGTTTCCGGCTTGTGCTTCTTGCCCCAATTCGGGCTTTTGCCATACATGGGATTATTTTCACCAGATAGAGCGATTGACATTCTCCGCTTGTAATCGTCGTCATAGTGGATATTCATTGAAAGCCTTTTCTCGCTCAGGGCTTTCCGCTGTTCTGGACTTTTCCGCGCCCCGAGGTTTGAACCGGCAGTCGGCGACATATTGAAAGCCGGGTGCATGTTATCAATGAAAAATTGTTCGGCTTCTATAATCGCCTGTTTTGTTTTCTCTGTCTCGCGCAAGACGGCGAATCCCAATGACTTAAGCCCGTGTTTATTATAAAAGTTCTGCAAGTGCCTGCTATGGTGCCTGCCTGCCCTTAGGTCGGACCTATGCTCCTTGATTCGTTTCCCTATCGATGCGGCGCTTCCAATATAAACCCGATCATCTACCCGGCTAAATATCGCATAAACTCCGCTTGCGCCAAGCACCGTCATGGTTTCATCAACGACAATCTCCCGTAATTTCATCATCTCAGGGAAATCATTGAGAGATTTAACGAGGCGGTCCATATCCTGATTGGAAATACGACGAGGATTATCAGGATTCAGCTTGATCTGTGACAATTTCACCGTTTTAATTGAGATTTCCACCATTTGCCCCCTTGAATCTCCGTTGAGTAAAATCAAAATCAGGAATTAATTCTGCAAATGAGTACCCACGCGGTTACGCGGCCGCGCCGATCTGTGAAGAATGCGATGGCCCCTATCCCCTTGATTTCTCTTCACCTTCGCTCTTGATCTTATGACAACCAGAGCACAATGACATTCGATTCTCATCTGATTCAGCCCCTCCTAAATGCAACGGCACAATATGATCGACCTCCAAGTTCCATGAAACCAAGCCGCAGTGCTGACAGGTGTATTCATCACGCAACAATATCCGTTCTCGTATCTTATTGAGTTGCCACCCTCGAATACGCGGGACGATGGCACTTGAGCCTTGACTTGTGTCTATCTTATCGATCCGTGGTTTTAATGTACTTAGCTTGGTCATGATGTATATAGTCTGCGTTGTTTCATGGTGTATAATTATCTAATATACTTGAGTACTTGTCAAGGGTGTTGTACATATCCTTGCCATGCCATGCCTTGCCATGCCCAGCCTCGCCTTGCCGTGCCATGGTTTATATCTCATTATCCCTCACGGTTTCACCACCAGGCATGTACCCTCGATGGTTAGTGTCTGCACAAGGCATATCGGT